CAAGGCTTGCCTGACCATCACAGGTGGCAATCCGCTTTGGAAGGACCTCGAACAAGAGGTCGTCCTGATTCTGCTTGAAAAAGACCCCGACAAAATCCTCAAAATGCAGGTCCAAGGCTACCTGCGCTTTTACATCGTTCGCTTGATAATGAACCTGTACCGGGGCAACAACAATCAATTCGCCAAGAAGTACCGCCACCATGACGAGCGGACCGAACTGGACCCCGAAGCAGCAGCCGAAGGGAAGGACTACGACCCCCTGCTGGATGACCTTTGGGCCATCGCCCAAGCCGAGATGGATTCGTGGGCCAAGGATGGAGCGTTCCCCTACGACAAGGAACTGCTGAACCTGCTCATGCAGACAGGCAACATGAAGGCGATGTCAAGGGAAACGGGCATTCCGTACCGCTCCATTATTTACTCCATCGAACAGGCGAAGGCCAAAATCAAAACCGCAATCGAAACCAATGGATATACTGGTCTATCCCATCCTGATTAGCGCACTCGCTACCCTTGCGGTCGTGGAGTTTCGGGTCCTGCCTCAATGGTTCTACGCTCTACCTTTCGCCAAGCGGAAGCCGTTTTCGTGCATGACCTGCTTTGGGTTTTGGCTTGGAGTCCTCCTGACCCTGCCAACGTGCCAATGGTACTTGGCTCCTATCCTTGGCCTCGCATCTTCAGCCACCGCAATCATCATTCGGGAATGGACCTACAAATGACAACCGACCAGTTCATCGTTGCCCAGAAGCACCGCAAGTACTGGGACCAGTACATCGCATCCCTGACGATGCGACTACCACCCGAAGCCGTTGCTGAACTGCAAGCCATCCTTACGGCTCATGGCCGACCTCCTACAAACTGGTGGTGTTCGGACTGCGTAAAATCGGCTCTTCAATACATTTACCTACAAGCGGACTTGTTCCTTGAAACCAATCAAAACACCGTTACCATACCCCTAAGCAATGCCCCTACCAATCCCTAACGAGAACGAAAGCAGAGAAGGCTTCATTGGTCGTTGTATGTCGAACAACTCAACGACAACCGAGTTCCCCGATACGGCTCAACGATTGGCCGTTTGTGGCTCACTTTGGGCCGAACACAACCGCCAGCGATTTGAATCGTATTCCGATTACGGTCAAGAGATTCGGGCCAATGCAAAGAGGGGCATTGAGTTGAACGAGCGGAACGGGAATAAGTGTGCTACCCAAACGGGTAAGGTCCGGGCGCAGCAACTCGCCAACGGGGAAGCCATATCCCTTGAAACCATCAAGCGGATGCATTCCTACCTGTCAAGGGCCGAAACCTACTACGACAACGCAGACGACACCTCCGACTGCGGTTACATCAGTTACCTCCTTTGGGGTGGTAAGTCGGCACTCTCTTGGTCAAGGAATAAACTCCGAGAACTTGGCGAACTCGAAGGCTAAAGAAGATGATGAAGCCCAAGTGCAGGCTCGGATGGACTCGCTTATGATGGTCATTACGACCCTCTGCGACTGCATCGGAGCGGTGGATGAATCCAATGCCCCGAATGCATTTGCGGTGAAGATGAAAATCGTGGACAAGATTGACGAACTCATAGACAAAATCGAATACTAATGGGAACCAGCAAGGGACACGGCAAGTACATTGAAACCCCCGAAAAGATGTGGGAGTACTTCGAGGCATACCGGGCAGAGGTCAAGAACAACCCAAGGACCAAGACCGTATTCCCCGGCAAGGATGCTATTCCCCAGCGTGAACCCTTGGAGCGACCCTTAACCTTGGAAGGCTTTGAGAACTGGTGTGCGGATGCAGGGATAATCGAGGACCTAAGCAACTACTTCGCCAACACCAAGGGCAACTACTCCGATTATTCAACTATCTGTTCACGCATAAAACGGGTCATTCGTCAAGACCAAATCGAGGGAGGCATGGTCGGTCAGTACAACGCAAGCATCACCCAACGCTTGAACTCCTTGGTCGATAAGCAAGAGAATCAGGTGTTCATCGAGCAATGGACCGAGGAAGATGAATGAAGGTCATAAACACCACCGCCAAGCGGAAGATTGAATCGCTGACCCAACGCAAGAGGGTCATCCAAGGAGGGACATCGGCATCCAAGACCTTCAGTATCCTTTGCGTTTTAATCAAACAGGCTTGCAGGAAAAAGACCGAAATCAGCATCGTGGGGGAAACCGTGCCTCACCTTCGGAGGGGTGCGATTCGGGACTTCATCAAGATAATGATTGCGAAGGGCATCTTCGTTCCAGCAAGGTGGAACAAGACCCTGCTGACCTACCAGTTCGCCAACCGTAGCACCATTGAGTTCTTTTCTGCTGACCAAGAGGCAAGGCTCCGTGGTGCAAGAAGGCAGGTCCTGTTCATCAACGAGGCAAACAACATTGACTTTGAATCCTACTACCAACTCGCCATCCGTACCAGCGATGCCATCTACATCGACTTCAATCCGACTCACGAGTTTTGGGCGCATACGGAGGTCCTAAGGGAAGCGGATTCCGAACTTCTTATCCTGACCTATCAGGACAACGAGGCCCTGCCGGACACCATCCGCAAGGACATCGAACTGAACCGCACCAAAGCCGAAACCTCTGCATACTGGGCGAACTGGTGGAAGGTGTACGGTCTTGGTCAAGTAGGAACGCTCCAAGGTGCGATATACGAGGACTTCGAGGTTGTGGAGGGTATAGATGTCAGCCGAGCGAAATTCGTCGCCCTTGGGCTTGACTGGGGGTTCAGCAACGACCCTACGGCCTTGGTCGCTATCTACCGCCAAGGGGACTGCCTGCTTGTGCAGGAACTGCTCTACGCAACAGGCCTTACCAACCAAGACATCGCAGACAAGTTGCGGTCCTTGGGCATCACAAGGGCTTGGGAGATAGTTGCGGATTCAGCAGAACCCAAGAGCATCGAGGAAATCTATCGGTTAGGCTTCAACATCAAGCCAGCGGAAAAGGGTCCTGATTCGGTCAGGAACGGCATTGACATCCTCAAAAGGTTCAAGTTGCAGGTTACCAAGGATAGCACCAACCTCATCAAGGAACTGCGGTCCTACACTTGGGCCACCGACAAGGAGGGCAAGAACACGGGGGTTCCGATTGATTCATTCAACCACGCCTGCGATGCGATGCGTTATGTGGCCCTCAACAAGTTAAGGGTCAGCAACGCAGGGAAGTACGTTGTGGTTTAACTTTGCCCCTATGAACCTCGAACAAATCCTTGACCTGCTCATATCCATCGGCAAGGTCGCTGCGTCCGTATTCCTCATCCTGACCCTCCTAACCCTGCTGCTCCAATGAAAGTCGTCCACTACTACCACATCTACTGCGGAGGGAACTGGCAGTTGATACTCAACCAGCACATGATGGCCGTGTGCAATTACGGCCTCATCAACGTCTTGGATGAAATCAGGGTCGGCATCGTTGGTCCATCAGAGCAACGCAAAGCGGTCAAGGAGGTGCTGGAGAACTCGATGGTGGCTGACAAAGTCAAGGTCGTAGTAACCCGGACCAATGCTTGGGAGCAGGCTACCCTGACCGAGATGTACCGGGCAAGCCAAGAAGAAGAAGCCGTGTACCTGTATGCTCACACAAAGGGGGCATCCAATCCGGCACTCACAACCCAACTTTGGGGCAGGTCCATGTTGTTCTTCAACGTGGTCGCTTGGGAGCGGTCCCTTCAAATGCTGGAGGGAGTCGATGCCGTAGGATGTCATTGGATTACCAAGGAGCAATTTCCACACATGGCCGATGCCAACAACCCCGAAGGCTATCCGTATTTTGGGGGTAACTTTTGGTGGGCTAAGTCGTCCCACATCAAGGAACTCGGTGAGCCGGAACGCAAGCAACGTTATCAAGCCGAGCATTGGATTGGGAAGAAACCCGATACCAAGGTCTTTGACTCCAACCCCGGCTGGCCTTCACCTGAACGCTTTGTCATAACTTTTTAGCATGAAAAAACACATCAACCAACTCAAGGCTTTGGACTACTCGCACATCTACACGACTGCGGTAGAGCACATAATCGAAATCTACGAAGAGGCCAAGAAGCACAAAGGAGGCCATGCTTTAGAACTCGGCTCCTACCTCGGACACTCAACGCTCGCTATCGCCTTGGCTGGGCTTGACGTGGTGGTTTACGATACCGACACAACGGTTGAGGATAAGCGCAAAGCCCTCCTGTCCAAGTTCAAGGTCGAATGGAACA